CTGACGGATTTGACCTAAAGCCTTACCAGCGTAGGCAGTTTTTAGTCTGGGGAATGGAAGCCCTAGAAAGACAACTCTGGGATAGTGCTAGGCGTGGTTGGCACGAGAGCAGTTCCCCTGAGTTTCAGTCCTACCTAAAGATGATTAGGGCTATTAGGGGCAGTATGGAAGATAAACTAATGATTGACAACACTAAGATACTTTATGACGAGATGCTTGAAAAAGCGTCTATGATGTCCTAGATGTCAGTGGTATCCCCTATAATAGAAACACAACACCCCCTAACAGAAAGATAACAAATGCCAAAATACTATGTAAAGACCATTGTTGAGTTTAGCAACGAAGTAGAAGCAGATAGCGAAGCAGAAGCAGAAGCGATTGGTTGGAAGTGGGAAGACGAACTTCACTATGACGGAGTTTATTCCATAGATGTTGAAGAACTAGAAGATGACGAAGATGGAGATGATGACTAATGCAGAGAGATAGTTTACTTACATACATCAACACAGAATACCGAAGTGGTGATGAGATTGTTGCTACTTGGTTTGACAAAGACCACACTGCTCAGTTCCTAGATGTCCAACCTGAACCAGATGTCCTGACGGAAGCATGGGAAAGAATTGCTGACGAAATTCAAGATGACCTAAACCACATTTTAGAGTTTTACAATTTTGTTCAAGATGCGGCAAAAAGACTAGCAGAAGAAATCGCAAGTGTAGAAAAGGAATGGAACGAAGATGCTTGAAGAACACAGAGAAGAACTAGCAATGCTAGAATTTGAATTACAAACTAAATCACTAAGCAAGTGGGCTGTTGCCTGTCTAGAAGGTCGCATTAGCGATTTGGATAGCATGATTGCACAGGACGAATACTGGGAGAAGCAGGAGAAGAAGTATGCCTAAGATTTATAAAGCAAGTATCACTATGGAAGTCTACCCTGACGAGAATGGTCTAATGGATTGGGAAGATGAGTATGATACAGAAGAGCCAGAGAACAACAGAACAGAAGAAGAACTATTAGACTTTGTTCGTAGCGAATTAGTTGAGGCTTTGTTCAATGGTCTAAAGTATAACGAGATTGAGCAGATGATTACTGTGGAAGTGGTAGAAGAAGATGACTGATAAAGAAATCGTCCTGTCTATGATTGAGGGCTTCAAGAAAGTCAAGGGTATAAATCAAATGCCCACTCTAGAAGTATTGAAACTAATAGAGATGAGACTAAAGCGTGAAGAAGAGTTTGATAACTTTGTTTCACATGCTAAAGAAGTTTTGGCTGACATATAGGGATAATGGGGACCAGGGTAGTTGGATTGATTTCTGACTGCCCTGGTTTTTTGCCGACAACTTTACATAATAATATTATCAGTCATTATAAGTGATTACGAAGGAGATAATTTTTTCCCAAATCTTATGTAAACTAACTAACATCCTGGTTGATTACGAACTCATAACATTTTCCCCCAAAGTCTTGTATTTAGGAAGCCTATCCTGTATCATAGATATATAACGAGAGAAAGAGAAACCCTTATGCACACTATGCAATACCTAGCAACAGAAGTAGGACTTGATTTAGAAGATGAATACACGGATGAAGAACTTAGAGCCTTAGCACAAGAGCAGGTAGGCGACTGGCTGAACATGGAAGAAACCTCAGAGGGCTTCATTGGTGGCTGGTCAGACTGGTATGCTGTTGGTGGTAGATGGTCTGATGTTCCTGTCCTTATCTACAACGATGACAATGCCTGTTCATTCCTAGAAGCATTAGACTTGATTGACCAGAGACAGTTGGCTCAGTTCAACGAATACTTTTCTGAGTTTGATTTTCCTAGTATCAACACAGTTATGACTAGGTATGGTAATGGAGAAGATGTAAACTATGGTGAGATGATTGAAGCCAATGTATCTAGTTTGTCATCTGCCCTGAAAATTATGCGTGGCTACTGGAACTACGACAGTGGTTTCTTTGACACTGTAACTGGCACAGTAAAGACCAACTACCTGAGAAAAAATTTGGGTATTGACAGCAAGCAGTATCGTAGTGTATACTGTTTAGTACCAGTAGATTTCCACTTCTAAGAGAAAGATAAACCCTATGGAAAAGATAACAGCAACAGTTCGCTTTTGGTATTCACAAGAGTTTGAAGTTGAGATAGAAGACCCTAACGATGACAATGACATCCACGACAAGGTGTCTGAACTTGCCAACGAGATAAAAGTATGGGATGGCAACAACTCGTACACAGTTGAGTTTGATGACTACGAGATTGAGTTCTGATGATTGAGATGAAAGAAAAAGAATGGGCTGAGAAGTATCAACTTATCACTAACCATCTTACTAATGATGGCTACTCATATGAGACCTATGGCGAAGAACTAGAATATGTTATGCTACAAGATACCAATCACATCTGGACAGAACTAGATGGAGACGAAGGTGTTTACATTGTCGCTGGGTATCATTACGCTAATCGTATTCAATACTACATCTCTGTTGTACCGTGGGAAAGTGATGACATCTTTGTCACTGTCTGCAAGTTCGTTGATTGCGAATGCATGGATGACGAAGGTGAAGGTAAACAAGATTGTGAAACATGTGGTGGCGATGGCACTTATACAGAATGGAGCATGGACTAATGGAAGATAAGATTAATAAGTATAACAACAACCCTGACTACGATGCAGGGTACCAAGAAGGCTGGGAGAATGCCATCAACTATGTTATTGACATTTCAAAGGAAATGCGGTATAATGATTTATTCAAGGGACCTACACTAGAAGAACTGGAGCAACGAATCGTATGACAAAGTATTGGGATATAAATGTTTGGTTTAGAGATTTAGGGCATGACGAGAATGATGTCAACCAGTGGTTAGAGACAATCACTCTTAACCCTGCTATATATGTATTAGATGCAGACAATGTGGTTAAGGTATACACAGGCATCCTGTATGAGTGCAATGAGCATGAGACTGCAAGGATTCGTGACTACCGCAACGAGATGGAATACGGTACTGACTGGTGGGACTTTAGGGACGAACTCCGTGACCTAGATATTAGCCAGGGTATCAATGAATTCCTTGATGACCTTCCTGACCCTTATAGCATAGACATCGAATCACAAGATAGCCTACACAATGTTAAGACTATTAGTGATTTACATAACTTAGTGGGTTGAGAACACTCCCTACTAACGACTAGAGCAGTTAGGGGTTTCTGTGTCTAGTCAACCAGGGGAAGCATAGGTAATTGCTACTTGTGCTTCCCCTACATTTTTGGTATAATGAGAACAAGAGAATAGAGAAATAATGCGTAAGCGAATAATCACGAAAGAAGAAAAGGTTGCCAAGACTATTATGGAAAAACTATCAGACCTTACCTTAGATTTAGAGATGTTAGGTTATTACCTAGCCCTCAATGTCAGTGGGGTATTGTATAATAGATTTCAAATAGTAGCAGAAACAGCAATAGATGAGAAAGAGAAACAAAATGGCAGAAACAACATTTAGCAACAAGGTAGCAATCTTGGCTGACCTATGGATTACATACAGCAATGACGAAACCTTTGAAGACTTTTTTGAATACAACGATTTAGGATTACCTTTGGCATACGCCTTAGACAACGACATCGTTGTAGCAAATGAGAAGACAAATGCTTTTATTGAAGAGACATTTGCTTTATTCCTTACTGGACTAGAACAGGAAGACATTGGGTTTACCACACTCAACGAAGTTCTAATGCTACCAGAAGAAGAATAACAGGATGCCCCTATTGACATGGGGGCTATCTTGTGCCGACCAAAGTTACCAAACTGTTATAAAACAACTATTGACAAATAGGTATTACGATGGTATAATTATTTTCCCCAATATCGGCAAATCTGCATAGAGGTATGTATATCAAACAAATCTATTTGACATTACGAAGGATGAATATTTTTCCCCAAAATCCCTTATCACATATATCTCTATTTGTCAAGAGGTGTTCTTACTATAGGTAATATTGTCTATTCTTTTTATGTACCCCGAAGGGGCTGGCAGAGCCAGGGTAGAGGAGAATGTCTCTGATATCCCTAGTATAATATATAACACATGGTATTACGAAGGGCTATTTATTTTCCCCAAAATATGATATTTTTATATCTATTTATTTAATTTTATATATGTTTTTATATAAAAATATGCAAAAAGTATTGACAAATTGGCATAAATATGATAGGGGTATTTGGGGCTATGGATGTTTGGGGATAGGGGGATTTGGCAAAATGATTACGAGGCTTATTATACATTGGGTCCATTACACATATATTTTATCTCCACTTTGCTCCACTATGCTAAACAAATTAATCAGTAAGATTTATCTGTGGATAAACCTGTGTATAACTTATCAAAAGGTGTGGATAAGTATGTGGATATGTGTATAAAATTCAAGGGTATTTAGGTAGAAAACTACTTCTTTATGTCTCTCAGGTCCCTACCATTTACAGTAAATCCACCTAGGGATTTCTTTGTTTCATAGGACATACCAAAGCCCCATCGCCATGCTTTGACGGTTATGAGTTTATGTTTGCGTGTTCCATTAATCAGTTTCTTGTATTTCCAACTATGTAATGTCATGTGTATTCTTTCTACTAGGTTTATCTTATACTAGGGATTATGAAGGCTTCTTCTATTCCCTCGAATTTTTGATAAAAGCAATAGCATCATAAATGATTGCTGATTCTAGTAGTAGTTTGTCTTTAAGGTAGTCATCTGCTACCCTGCCCAATACCTTAAAGATACGGTCTTTCTCTGCTTCCTGACCTAACTCAAAGCCAATGACATAAGCCCTCATGTTCTTAGTGTTATCCAATGTCTCCTGAGCCTCTTTAACTGAATCAGGTAACTCATGCATCTCTGCATCTAAATCTGCTAGTCTTCCCATCCCACTAACTCCTTCTCTGGTTCATGGTTTCTAATTGCTTCAACAATATCTTTACGAGTATAAGGTTCTTCTTTAAGCCAATCAACATCTTTGACAAACTTATCAACCTTATCTACAATCTGGTTCTTCTGCTCAACCATACCTGCTTCATATCCGTGCTCCCAACCAAGGTTATACCCTTGCTGGACTAGCCTAACTCGCCATCTGAAAAATTTTGGTAACTTCATGGTCCTCCTTAAATAGTGGGTCATGTGCAACCCAGTAGTACTTACATGGCTCTTTACGCTCAGGGCAACAAGGGTTGCTATCTTCTAGCGAACTAAAGAACTCAAAGTAATATATAGGGTCCTTAGTATATAGGTTAGCCTTATGGCTAGTAGTAAGTCTACTTAATGCAAATGGATTCTTATACCAACGAGGAATTGAATACCCCCAGTTATCCTCAGCCACAGCCTTAAGGTTAGTAAGATTCTCCATGTTCTTATCAGTCTTAATGCCACGGATATCTGCTTCCTTAACCATAGCCATAGTGTACAGCCATAGTTGTCCCTCGTGGTTACGCCACATCTTAGCAGCAGGATGATTACGCCAAGCAGCCTTCGGGTCATCATTAGACAACACCTTAAGAATCTGGTAGCATTCTAGCACTTGCTTATTTAATCTCTTATTGTCTAGGGCTTGTGCAGACTTATCGAACTGCTTAAAAGGTAAAAAGGTTTGCATACGTTCCTATCGTTTAATGGACCTTATACATCAATTGTACAGGAAACTCGCTTGCTTGTCAAGCGTTAGTACCTCATATTTCCGCCCGATTTTACTATTTACAAACCGAACTTTTAGTGGTATAATGGGCATATGCCAAATAAAACACGCTTTGTAATCTACCCTGACCGTACCTATACGGTTACGCTACACGATGGCGAACAGGTAGAGGTTACTGGTCTTGACATTATCCAGATGGGATACCATGTCCGAAAGACTGACCAAATACTCAAAGCATTACAGGAATTAGACCAAGAAGGAGAAGGCTTATCATGGCTAGACAGAGACTAACATTCATTATTACATGGGGATTACTATGGCTTAGTGCTCAACTACCCCTATTTATTTTATTTAGTGCAGTAGGTTTTGACTCATTGGTTGTGGCTATTAGCCAGACCATTGCAGGAATCTTTACTGCCATGATGACAGGTATGCTGATGGTTAAGGAGGATATTTAATGCCGAAAGCAAAAGGTGCAAGAAACAGCAACAGACAGAATGGTAAGGCTTCTAAGAAGCATCCCCTAAAGTTTGACCCAATCAAAAGAAAACTCGTTAGAGTAAATGCTTGAAACACTAATTAATTTATCTGTTGTAGTTCTAGGAGTTTTTCTGCTGGTTTTGTTCGCAAGGCTAGTAGATGAGAAAGACGAAGAAGACTTAGGATACCGTGACGATGAAGAACTCTGATTTTGATATTGATTTAAAGTATGGCAAGCAAGGCGAAGACACTGTTGCCAACATCCTGTCTATTGAGACAGTAGAGGTAAAGCGTGATAAGCGTTGGAAAGAAACAGGCAATCTGTTTATCGAGACTGACTGCTGGTACAATGCATCACAGTCCTGGGAGAAGTCTGGTCTTAGTGTATCTAAGGCTACTCACTATGCGTTTGTTCTTGAGAACATGGTTGTCATAACTACCACCGAAGATTTGAAGGCTGTCGTAGAAAAGAGTGGCAGACCAATCGAATGCAAGATTGAACCAAACCCATCTAAAGGATACCTAATTAAACTGTCACACATTGTGGAGCATCAACTTGCGTAAGTGTGGTTTCTGCATGACAGGACATCACTGGAACTGTAAAAAGGTTATCAGTTATTATGATAAAACTTGGGTGTGTGAATGTCCCCATCCAGACGATACTCTTCCTGACAAGGAATACAAAAGTGAGTTGGAGCAAGAGGTCTAGGCAATCCGCCTAAAACAATCTTGTCTTCTTTAGCAGTCATTATCTGCTCGTAAGTTGGGAATCCGTAAACAACTGGAACTAAAAGTTCCTCACACAATGAACAATTCATAGTATAAGTATAACATCAAATAATGTATAATAGAAACATGGAAGATAATACCTGCGAAGATTGCACTGGGCTATGTGCTGTGTGCGATTATATAAATGAGAAGGCAAATTAATGCAAAATAAAATAGCAATTGTTCTGCCAGTTCGTGATGGCGGATTAGGAAGACATGCTAGGCTTAGTAGATGTCTTAAATCATATTACGAAATGACCGAAGGCTTATCAGATATACATCTGTTACATGATGAGGATGAGTGTGATACTTATCATCCAATTGCTGAACAATACCCCCAAGTAATCAACTACTGTATTCCAGCAGGGATAACCTTGATGCAAAAAATAAATGTTCACGCCCTGGAAATAGCAAGCAAATATAAGTATGTTGGTTTTATTGGTGATGACATTGTTTTTAAAACACCATTTGAACAAACATTCATTAACTATCTATCAACTGTTCCATATGGCATGGTGTTTGCTAATGATTTAGTTTGGAAAGGCAAACTAGCAACCCATCCGTTCATTACTAGCAATGCCATTACTGCTGTTGGATTCTTTGGATGCCCAGCAGTTGAACACAACTTCTTCGACAATTATTGGCACCTACTGTTCTCTCGTTTGGGTAACTTAAAATACACTGATGATGTAGTTATGGAGCATATGCATCCACTTGTTAGAAAAGAAGTGGCAGATACAATTGCTCACAACATTTCAATGAAACAGGCTCAGGACTCAGTTAATTTTGAAAGATATGTTATAACGAGAATGGACACTGATATAGGTAAAGTCAGGAACATCTAGTGGATATAAAGATATGCATTAGCACAACAAAGACACATAGCGAAAAAACTTTGCCAATCATAGTCCAGTCATTACTAAATTGTGCAGTAGATAAAGATAGTATCTATATCTTTGAAGGCGGACACTTAGAAAGAACTGAAGAATTTTATCAAGGCGTTAGACATATTAAAACAAATCATAATTCATTTGACTATACTTCACTTATCGATATTGTTGAGCATGAGATTAAGGCAGACTACTGGTTTTTACTACATGATACCTGCAAAGTTGGTCCATTATTCAAACAACTATTTGATAACGCTGTTGTCAAAATGATTATTCCTACTGATGCCGATAAGATTGCTTTAAAAAATAACCCATCTATGAACATTGGTTTTTATAAGTATGATTATTTAATGAAACATAAAGAAGAAATTTTATTGTTTAAAGGAACTAATCCAGAAACTATAGACCAATTAAAACAAGAACATATTAATAAAGAAGATTTTTTATTTTTCTTAGAAGATTCTCTTACGCACATTCTTATTGGTGCAGAAAATCCTGTTAGGGGGTTGGGCAAGTCTGATGTATATGGCACTGGAACCACCAGAAGAACAGAATACTATGTACAATTAGACCTATACAAATTTAAAGCCAACTGGGGACAGAGTACCGAAGTCAAAATAAACTTATGATATAATTAAGTAAACAAAGGAATAAAATGAAATATGACTATCTGATAGTTGGATGTGGTCTTTTTGGAATAACTTTTGCAAGATTGGCAACCGATGCTGGTAAAAAGTGTTTAATCATTGACAAAAGAAACCACATTGGTGGTAACTGTTATAGCGAAGACATTGAAGGAATCAATGTTCACATGTATGGACCACATATCTTTCACACAAACAATAGATACATTTGGGACTTTGTAAATAAGTATGCTGATTTTAATAACTATATGACTAATGTTAAAGCAGTTAATAATGGAAAGATGTATTCGCTACCCTTCAACATGAACACCTTTTATGAAATGTGGGGTATCACAGACCCACAAGAAGCCAAACAAAAAATAGATAGCCAGAAGTTCTTAGGTGAGCCAACAAACCTAGAAGAGCAAGCATTGTCTTTGGTTGGCACAGATATTTACGAAACATTAATCAAGCCTTATACAACTAAGCAATGGGGAAGAGACCCTAAAGAACTGCCAACATTTATTATCAACAGGCTGCCTGTAAGGTTTACGTTTGACAACAATTATTATAACGACAGATACCAGGGCATTCCTATTGGTGGATACACACAGATGTTTGAAAAGATGCTAGAAGGAATTGATGTTAAATTAGATACTGATTATTTTTCCGATAGAGAATATTTTAATAGTCTTGGCAATGAGGTTGTCTATACTGGATGTATAGACGAATTCTTTGACTATGAATTTGGAGAATTAGAATACCGTTCATTAAGATTTGACCATCAAGTATTGGATAGCGACAATCATCAAGGCAATGCCCTAGTAAATTCCTGCGACTACGATGTTGAATACACTAGATGTATTGAGCATAAGCACTTTGAAAAAACTGATGCAACAAAAACAGTTGTTACTTATGAGTATCCAGCAGAGTACAAGAGAGGTATGATGCCTTACTATCCTATTAATGATGACAGGAACCAGGAGATGTTCATCAAGTACCGTGAAAAGTCTAAGTCTATAGATGGTATAATATTTGGAGGAAGACTAGCAGAATATAAATACATGGATATGCATGTTGTTATAGCGTCTGCAATGACAAAGTTTAAGTCCTTAAATGAAAGAGAAAACAATGACTCAAGAAGTTAAAAAGAATAAGGTAGTTGTAACCATTCCTGCTGGAAGAAAGAGGTATATGGAAGTTCTGCTACCATACATTATTCGAGAGTATGACCTAATTGATGAAATTAGGCTGTGGGTTAATACAAATAATTTTGATGATATTATTTGGATGGTTGAAAAAAGTTTGCAATATGACAAAATTAAACTAGATAGGACTGTTGTAGAAAACCCTACGCCAAATCTTCCACACGCAAACTATGAACTTTACAGATTCTGGAATAACTGCAAAGACGAAGACACTCTGTACATCAGGCTGGATGACGATGTTGTTTGGCTAGAAGAGAATTTCTTTAGAGACATGATTGATTTTAGAATTGCTAACCCAGAGCCATTGTTTATCTATCCTAATATAATTAACAATGCAGTCATTGACCACATTCATCAAAGATTAGGCTGCTTTGATTTTGCAGAAAAAATTGGTTATAGATGCGTTGACCCAATTGGTGTTTCCAATGGACCACACGCAGAGCAAAGACACCTTGAATTTTTAAATGATTTGGAATCCAACGATATTGAAAAATATAAATTTGACAAATGGTTGTTGTATGAATATGAAAGAGTATCTATTAATTCATTAGCATGGTTTGGCAAGGACATTAAGGACATTGTGTTTGAAAAAGACGAAGAAGACTTTGTTTCTTGTAAGGCACCAGCAATCGTTGGCAGACCAAATATGCTTTATGGTAGAACTATGGCAGTACACTTTTCTTTCCACATGCAAAGAGAGTATTTAGACAGTACAAATCTTCTAGACAAGTATATTCAATTATCCAAAAAGGTAAAGAAAAATAAATAATGAAAACTGTTCTAGTTACAGGTGCATCTGGGTTCTTAGGTAGTCACGTTGTCAGGCACTTGCTTGCCAACACTACCTGGAACGTAGTTTGTCTTGTAAATGATGGACATGAGGAAGTGCCAATAAGAATACTGCTCTCTGTAAAAGATTACGATGAAGATTTTAAGAGGGTTAGAATAGTTAAGCATAATTTATACAACCCAATAACTGAAGACGTTTCCGAAAACATTGGCAAGATAGATTACGTTATCAATGTTGCAAGCCACAGTAATGTAAATGATTCTATTAAGAATCCTGTTCATTCTATCACTAACAATGTATTTTTAATTTGCAATATTCTAGAATGGTCTAAGCATTCTGGTATTGAAAAGTTTGTACAGGTATCCTCTGACGAAGTTTACGGACCTGCCCCTGAAGGGTATTCTCATAAAGAGTGGTTATCTCCTATCTTACCTAGCACTCCGTACTCTGCTGGTAAAGCATCTCAGGAATCTATCTGCTTTGCTTATTGGAGAACATACAACGTGCCTATTGTGATTGTTAACACAATGAATCTTATTGGTGAGACTATGCCGCAGGACAAATTTCTGATAAAAATTATGAACAACATTATGTCTAAAAATAAAATTGAACTTCATGGTTCTGCAGACGGTACAGTTGGTGGAAGATTTTATATCCATGCTCGAAACCAGGCAGATGCCATCTTGCATGTCCTTGGCTTACCAGTAGCCCTACCTAACAATTCTGAAAAAATGTCTAAATTCCATGTTGTTGGAGATAAAGAGACAAACAATCTAGAACTAATTCAATCAATATCTGATGTAATGGACACAGAATTTGAATATGAAATAATAAATATTGATTCCGTAAGACCTGGATATGGTCTTAGGTACTCTCTTGACGGAGAGAAACTACTAAAGACAGGGTGGAAGCCACCAGTGTCCTTTGAGGAATCACTTAAACGTACTGTAAAGTGGACACTCGAACATCCTGAGTGGCTATAGTTGTGGTATAATAAAAATCTAACAGAAAGTTATTAAAATGAAAAGAGTATTACTCACAGGTGCTTCAGGATTTGTTGGAAGCCATGTACTAAGACATATCTTAGTAAACACTGATTGGGAAGTTGTCTGCCCAACTACATTTACCCACAAGGGGATGACAGATAGAATTAGAATTGCTGTGCTTGGGCTTGATGATGACTATAAGCGTACTAAGGTTGTTCGTTGTGATTTGACTGCCCCAATTTCTGCTGTGACTGCACACGAGTTTGGAAAGATTGACTATGTAATTAACGTTGCATCTGAAAGCCACGTTGACAGAAGCATTGAAGTTCCTGCTCCATTCATCATCAACAATGTATCTCTAATTTGTCATCTATTAGACTGGGCAAGGATTGCTCAACCAGAAAAGATTGTACAGGTATCTACCGATGAAGTCTATGGACCTGCTCCTCTAGGTTATGCTCACCAGGAATGGATTGACCAACACCTACCAAGCAATCCTTACTCTGCTTCTAAGGCTGCACAGGAAGACATTGCATTCTCATACTGGAGAACATATGACCTACCAATTACTATTACCAACACCATGAACATTATTGGTGAGATGCAGGACACTGAAAAGTTTATGCCAATGGTTATTAAGAAAGTTCTTAACGGAGAAGAGATGAGTATCCATGCATCGCCTGAAGGTGAGATTGGTAGCAGATTCTATCTACATGCTAGAAATCAGGCTGATGGATTGCTACATGTTCTTACACAGAACTTTCCTAAGTTTGGCGAAGTCTCTACTCCAGAACGTTTCCACATTGTCGGAGAGCGTGAAGTAGATAATCTTGAGATGGCATTGATGATTGCTGATGCGGTTGGCAAGCCTTTGAACTATAGATTGGAAGACTTCCATTCATCTAGACCAGGACATGACCTTCGCTATGCCTTGAATGGCACAAAGATTACTGACACTGGTTGGAAGTTGCCTATCCCTCTAGAAGAGTCTATCCGCAAGACTGTTGAGTGGACACTTGCTCATCCAGAATGGCTAAATCTATAACAGATTTAAAGTAAAAAATAGGGGGGTATAAACATACCTCCCTATTCTTTTAAGCCCTGTACGAGCCTCCTATGACCTTAAAAACTAGTCATCTTCATCCTCGTCACCAAGGATTGCTAAGACAGTTGCACTAAACAATGAGATGTAGTCTTCGCCTTCATGCTTAAACTTAATAACATTATTAGGATTAAACATGATTCTGTCCCCTACCTTTACATCCATTGGTACACGAACACCACTCTTTAGTTGTCTACCCTCACCTACAGCAAAGGCAACGCCAATGTTCTTAGGTTCATCAAATGGACTTGCAGCAAGTATCAGACCGCTGGCGGTAGTCTCTGGCTCTGTTTTCTTTTCTACCTTAATAATGATAATATCCTCTGGTGCCTTAATCATTTAGTTCCTTATCGAATGCTAGTCTGGTGATTTCTTCTGATGCAAGCAGGACAGCGATAGGTGCAAGGGCAGTAATAGCCACACCAATCCAAGCACGGTAGTCAGCAAGAGAACCATCCCAGAAACTAAGTGTATGGGCTATGTTAGCCACGACTGACATAGCAGCAAAGCCTGTTAGTCCTGCTAGTGTTCTCCATGTAGATTCACCACGAGCCTTAAAGACTACAAGTGAAATTGTATAGGCAAGGATTGCAGCATCTATAAAGAGTGCTGGCAACCATTGCAAGAATAGTGGCAGTCCTGTCCATGCAGAAACCTCATAGATACCACTAAAAGAAACTGTAAAGGAGGTAATCATAAGCAAAGACACCAAGGCAACTGCTGTATACAATACTGGCAGTGAGTCTGGATTTATACGCTTAGACTTTTTTTTAACACTATCTATTTTATTATCAATAACTGGTTCTCCATTTATCATGCTTGCAATAATTGGTCTTTCATTTATCTGTGACATAAGTTTATCGTGTTCTTCCTTAATAGTTTCTGGAAACTCAATAGGCTTATTAAAGTTACCGCCCTCGATATCCCATTCTGTTGAATTGCTCATACTTTATTATACCTTATCTATCCCACTCATCATCTAGTACCAACATTGCAATAATAGCGTAGTTTGCCATATCGATAAAAGAATCCCTAAGACTTTCATTTTCGGGGGTAGCACCAGTATCATAAAGATGGTTAATGCGAGCCAACTTGTCGTGCATTCTAACTCTAAGCCCATTTATTGCTCCCCCTGGACTACCAGAAATGTTCTTTGGTCCATAATCTTTGTGCTTTTTAAGAAGCAACTTCTCTGCTTCATCATACTTAACCTGCACTGCCTTTATAAAATTTGCATCTAAACTCATTAGTATACCTCGTGTTCTACTCCGTGCTTGCTGTCCACATATCTGTGAATCTTGCGAAGCGTTCTAGCCTTAGCAAATGCGTATACGCCCAATGCGAATACAATGTTCCAAAAGAATTCAGCAACCATATGTTCAATGCCAAATGTAATCTCTAGGATTGTGTCCCATAAGGTCTCTCCAGCGTGGTCGTGACCAGCGTGTGAAACTTCTTCTACCTTTTCAGTGAGAGTGTTAGCCACTTCTCCATGCTCTTCGTGTTGCTCGTGTCCGTGTTCTTCGTGTTCATGTTCCATTAGTTTTTTCCTTCGCAGTTTGTTATTGCTTCATATTCTGTGGTGTATTTGTCCCAACAGTTTTCTTCTGTTACACTGACTGATAGAACAAACATAAAAATAATTATGCAGATTGAACTAATAAGCCAGATAGTCTTATTACTTAGTTGATTTGTTTTGGTCATTGATTAACCATTCTACTAGTTTAGGGTTGTCTTTTAATACCGCCAACAACCCAGTCTCATACATGGCGATAAAGTAGTGTTCCCATGCTTCGAAGTCATCTTCTTTGTTTGGTCTAGGCATACCATCATTGTTCATTCTGATAGCGTGTAAGACTTCATGTAGCAAGGTAATCTGTTGCTTACCATTGCCAAGACCCTCAGCGATTACAATTACATTCTTGTTATCTAGAGTGTACCCATAGGCACCATCGTTAAGCATACCATCTACATCAGGGTCACGCTCAATAACATCAAACCTTTGTGGTCCAACCTTAATAGATTTAATCATTATCTCTGCTTTCTAATCAGGCTAATAGCCGCTTGTAGTCCTGCTAGTGTTCCTGGACTGTAGTGTTGCTTGTTCTTGTCAATATCTTTTTGAATGCCAGCAATCATAACTTTACGTTGCTCTGCAAGTGCTTTCTTGCTACCCACTTCGAATCCTTCTCTCCAGCCAACGGTATAACCGTTTTCATAGCCCTTGTCGTATTTACGTTTAAATGTGTTTTGTAGGCGTGTAGCCCAATCAGGTTTACTCATATATATATTTTACCGTATGTGGCAGTGTTTGTCAAGCAAATAGTGAGGAAAGTCTGGTTTCTGTGGCTGTTCCCTTGTGAAAGGTTTCCTTGCCATCTACCTTGCCAATAAAGGCAGGGACTCCACGAACCTCATGCTCCTGGAATACGCTTACATCCTCGTCAGCATCATACTTAATATAAACAATGTCAGGATTATCTTTAAGAAACTTATCTAACACTGGCTGCATCTGCTTGCATGGCTGGCACCATGTAGCACTAAAATGAATCAGTTCTTTCATTACTTACTCCTAAGAGTTTTAACTTTGTGTCCAACCAATGTCTCTGTTGGCTTGCCATCACGATAGATTCTAATAACTGCGGCTGGGTCTTCTGGTGTTCCTGTTACTGTGAAGTCTGAGTTGGGAACATTGTACTTACCATTTCTAATAATCCTAACAATCTTTCCTGTTGCTGTACCCCCAGAAGAATTCCAGGAAACCATACTGCCAACACCTACAGCCTTAGAGACTCTCTGTCCTTGGTCTGAGTAGTCTTTACCAAAGTCAGCAAACAAAGCCTTGTCTGCTTCTCTTGTAGCAATAGCCTTAGACCAAGTGAAACCTGGGTCACCGCCCCAAGCGTCCCACATAATTCTTCCGTTGCTTGGATTGCTTGTGTTGTAGAAGTCTTTACCCTTTTTGTCTACCTCGTGGCGAGCGAAGAATGAGTACATTCTTTTTACAACACTAAGAGACATTGAGCGACCTGCTACGATATCTCTTGCTCTCCCCCAACCAACAGGCGTTCCTGCTCCAGTGGCTTTGCCTTCTTCTTTCCAACGAATAGCACGAGCAGCCGCTGCTTTCATTCCAGCAGTTGGAGAATATCCCTCTGCCTTTTCCATTTCGTCTTCGTCTTCATATTCTTCTTCGTCACCTTCCATTGTGTGACCTTCTAGAGTCTCTAGGTATATTGCATCCTTGTACATCATGCCAATGCTATATGCTGTTGGCTCCCAAGTTCCTGGCTCATCTTCGTCTTCTTCATAAATTCTAACAGCCATTGCTGGATTCTCTGGCGGCATTGACTGAATGGCATACTCTGTTCCAGGAACACCATAGACACCACCCTCAGTCATAATGTGTTCTACCATGCCATGAACCATTCCTTCGGTGGTCATGCCCATTACATAGCACCCCTCCATGATTTCTCCATATGCTTTATAAACAGCACTAATTGATGTGCCACCGCTAGAGAAAGCACCAGATGCATCTGCACCATTGCCACCCTGCATTCTTGGTCTGCGAAGTTTTACTTTCTTTCCGCCACGCATAGATGTTGGTGTCTTTACTCCAACGTTTGGATATTTAGGATTTGCTGTTGATGATGGATTAACACTGTTAGGACCATCAGCCTTGTCTGACTCTGCGGCATATAAAGCCTGTACTTGCCTTGTGGCTGCTTCTTGTGTCATGTGGCAACCCATGACCTCTCCGCCTTCTTTTACTACTGGATACCCTGAGCATCCATTAGAACCTTTAGAACCTACTGCATATGGCATTAGCGATTCATCTCCTTTTCATTTGTAAAGTATTTCATCTAAACATTATATCACATGTATTAGGTGGGCAGTTTAACGTCATGCCCAGGACATCCGACTTACTTAATAGTAATAGTCTTAGGTTTCTTTTCCTCTGGAATATTGATAACTAAATCAATAGTCAGAATACCGTGCTCTAGTTCAGCGTTAGCGACTTCGGCATATTCTGGGAGGGTAAAAGAACGAGTGAACTTACGACCAGCAATACCCTTATAAACATAGCGGATATCTTCTGGCAGGTCTTTGTCTTCTTTAGTTTCACCACTAACAGTCAAAACATTCTTCTCTGTTGTGATGGTTACGTCATCTTTCTCAAATCCTGCAAGAGCGAATTCAAGATACCATTCGTTCTTTTCCTTTGAGTGGATTACGTTGTAAGGTGGGTATGTGGAGCCAACTCTGTTGATTCCTGGTGTTGCAAGCATCTTATCAAATTCCTGACTAAGTGCTGCGAATGGGTCTGTATAGATTACCATGTGTATCATCTCCTTTTAAGCGAGTTATTTTTGTACCCCCAATTGGCAGGTACATATTTATTATAGCAAAAAAGGATAGGCTTTGCAACCTATCCCTCAATGCTTATTAAGATTACTTCTTTGTAACAGTTTTCTTAACTGGTGCTTTCTTTGGTGTAGCCTTTGCAAGTGCTTCCTTGATATCTGATTCCTTTGGAACAACGCCAAAAGCGGCATCCTTTGGATTGATATATCTTAGAGCAACTGGCAATACAGCAGCAACCAGTGACCACCCTAGGTCTAGTGGGTCAGTTACCCCTGCTAGATAGAGTGCAGAAGCCGCACCAAGTACGCTTCTTCCATATGAGGCAAGTAGTGCCTTTAGTTTTGCATTCATTTTATTTCTCCTTGTTTAATGCCTAATTATTAGGCGTTTCTGTATTCTCTGGCAAGACAGATTTTAGTTTGTCATATGCCTCGGAAATTTCTCGTAATATTTTAGTGTGAGCGGTTTCTCCATTTAAAATACCAAATCTCATAGCCCATTTTAGCAAAGGGTCAACAACCTCATCAAATTCAGTAAGTGCTTTTTGCACTT